GCAGAAGCAATCGCAGCATCCGCCTCAGCAATCGTGTACGTGTTCGCCACATTGAACGAAGCAAACGCAACCACCGTCAACGAATCACCAACCGTTGCACCCGAAGCAAGCGTGACAGTGTTCACGCTTGTCGTGTAATCATCACCCGGATTCAGAAGCACACCATTCAAGAACACTTGAATCAAACCAGCAGTGAACGACATGCTCAACGCATTGTCATCAGCACCAGTAAACACAGTCTGACTCGCAGTAGCCGTGTACTCATACGTGACGATAGAAGCAACAGAGGCAGCAGAAGCCTTCAACCAGCCTGCCCCATCAAAGACATACATGCCGATGACTTCAGCGGAACCAGTGTTCAAATAGAACAAGGCACCCTGCACCAGTGGGTCACCATCGTTATCCACTGTCGGTGCAACCGACTTAGAACCAAGATACCTGTCATCGAATGAGTCAAGGGCTGATGCTGCTGCAGCAGCACTGGACGCTGCGGAAGAAGCAGACGAAGCAGCACCACTAGCAGAAGTAGATGCATTTGCTTCCGAGGCTGCTGATGCTACCTGACTTGCGGAACTAGTAGCGGCACTTGCAGCGGCTGCAACTTGCGACGATGAAGCATTCGACTCCGAAGTGGCAGTAGCCACCTGTGCTACCTCGGCTGCAGCCTGAGCAGTTTCTGCATTAGCCTCAGCGGTTTCCGCTGCAGCCTGAGCGGCTTGCGCTGCAACCCTAGAAACATCAGAAGCCGTGGCTGAAACAGAAGAAGCACTAGCCGAAGAAGCCGATGATGATGCTGAAGAAGCAGCATTCGTAGCCTGAGTAGTTGCCAACGCCACTTGGCTAGTAACCCCAGTCTCAACAAAGTTCTTAGTAGCAGCATCCTGCGCAGAAGTAGGGTCAGCAAGACCAGTTACCTTAAACCCACCAGCAGCAAGATTCCCACCAAGAGTTTTATTCGTAAGGGTTTGAGTAGTTGTCGTACCAACAACAGAAGCACCCGCACCAATATCGTGAACACCATTAGCCGCAGCCTCATGCGTACGGAAATCAGTGAAGTCCTTCGCAGACACACCATGCTCTACAGAAGTACCAGCAGAGTGAGCACGAGCAGACGTACCATCAACACCACGAGTCATGGAGAAGTTAGCGCCAACAGTCCCAGTGACAGTAACAATTTCCTCATTCGCTGAATCCTTCTCAAGGATCAGCGTGAAAGGGAACTGCGAAGGGAAGTTCGTGCTTGACGCAAGAACTATCTCAGTATCAGAAGAAGACAGCGAAGCAGACAGAGTTGTCCGCACAGCCGTGCTGGAATAGTAACGTGCAGGAATACCCATTCATTTACCTTTGATAGTTGATGACTGACATGTAATTGATCATCTGCTTTGTTTTCTCCTCAGCCAGCCGGACACTGAAGAGTTGATAGATGTAACGTGCAGTGGCAGTTGATTGACCCGGCTGAACAGCGGCATCAATAACCTCACTCGAAGGAGTGTTGGCAATAACCTTGCCCGGATCAACCGTGGAAACAAGCCGCCACATTGCGCCAAGACGCACAACGTCTTGCGCACTCACAGGCAAACCAGTAGTAGAAAAATCATCCGCATCCTCAAGAGCACTTGGGAAGCGTGCATACTGCACGCGAACCGTCTGCCCCGGCATAGGTGCCTCGTCAAGGATTAACGCTGAACGAACCGCACTGGAACCCTCAACCCTGTAGTTCCTGTCGATACGGTAACGAGTAATCAAATCCCAAATACCTGTAGTGTCAGGAACTTCCCATGAAATACCAGTAACGTTTTTGAAATCAGCAGGCAGCGGGTAAGCGAATGTGGAACCATCAAACGTGAAATCGTAAGACCCAATCGACATCAAGTCGATACCAATAATCGTGTCGTTAATTGCACGTTTAATTTGTGAACGCGAGAACAAAGGATTGTTACGCATGATCGTCAACGCATCATGCGCTGAAGCAGTCGAACCAGACCAGCCACGCCCACCGGGCATAACCTCGACCGTGCCAGACTGTGAATTGATCCGCTTCAAATAAACAAGTTCATCATCAATCTCAACAGTGCCCTTAGATAAAGAAGACACATCATCGACAGTGAACGTTAAATCATCAGCCGTAGCAGGCTGCGTCAAGACAGTGACTGATTCCTGATTACGAGTGTAGGCACCAATCTCATTCAAAGTCTGCTCGGAAAGTTCCCGCAACGTAGTCATTTAACCCATCCTCACTGCTTGACCTACACGGTCAGCAACACGAATGGCGCGATTAGTGTCAGCAAGATTCGTAGATCGAGGCTGTAAGCCCTGCTTACGGGCATCCTTGTATGCGTTCAGTTCACGCTCATTCTTGTGAGCAACAGCCCTGATTTGCCCATCAGCAACAACAACAGTTGAAGCCTTACAGCCGAAGCATCCTTCAACATAATCAGGATGCGTTCGCACGCGATGAATCGACATTAATCCTCCGAGATGAATTCGCCGTACCCGGCGGTAGTTAGTTCAGTTGCAAGATCAGTAGAGATCTCATGTACGAATCCGCCACGCAACACAACATCGCATGCGTTTAGAAAGTCTTCCTGTGGACTCATCACTGAACGCCACGCACCTTGATACTTAACAACAGTGCGCGACTTAGGGTATGAAACAAACCAGAGATCATCTGGCCTGCCCCGTTTCACTTGAATCTGTGGGCCACGAAAAATAGGCATTACCATTTCTCCCTGTTAGCCCAGTAAGCAGCACTCATCGGACCCTTAGCAATGTTCTTTGCATGCCTAGCCTTAAACGAAGCGCGCTTCTTTTTCATAGCCGAAGACTCTCCGGGCTTCGGCTTACCAGCAGCCTTAGCACCTTGCTCACCAAATCGAATTGTCTTTACCTTGCCACCGCTTTTAGCCACGACAACATGTGACTTAGTTGGATGACCGGGTGTGCGCTTTGGTTTGTTGAAACCAGAAACACCAGCACCTTTCAACCTAGAATCAGTCCTATTCGGAGAAAGCGGCATTACTTACTTTTCTTGCTTGACTTCTTGTAAATCATGGCAGTGTCATTAACGTCACCGCAGTTGCACTTAGCACACATACAAACTCCTTAAGAAGAAGCGGGGAAGCGCCCAAAGACGCTCCCCCGCAACATGCATCAACTAGATGCTTGATTCAACCGTGAGCACGTAACGTGCCTCGGGACGGTAGATGTTCCATCCACCGAGGAACTTCCAACCAACGGAACGGTAGCGGGCAAGTTTGTCCACAACAGGTCCGATAACGGTCTTAGGTTCGTACGTGACAGCCTCCATGAGAGCCTGCTTTCCAAGGATGATCACTTTGTGATCCAAGGATGAAGCAGTACCTGTCGGATCAACTGCAGCGGGAGTGACGTTAGATGCCGTCTTCGCGTACGAAAACGTGTCAGCGGTCTTCGCGGTGATTACGAATGATCCGTTGAATGTTGCATCAACACCAGCAACCGTGACAGTTTCGCCAACTTCAAAACCGTGAGCGGTTGAAGTCAGAGTAGCCACGTTAGAGGTCAGTGCCTTGTTAGACACTGTACGTGCAGCGCCAGTCATCTGCTCGACACGAGGAGACTCAATGAACTTGACACCTTCATAGATGCCTATTTCTCCAGTCCAATGATTTCCAACACCGGCTTCGGTGTAGGTGTGAGGCATCTGCCACACGTTCGCACCCGAACCTGCAGCCTCCGTGCGGAGGTCGTAGGAAACGTCAGGGTGCAGCATGCCGATGAAGAACTGCCCATCGCGAGGCTGAACCTTTGCGCCACGCAGTTTCGCAACTGCACGGCGAATGTCAGCAGCCTGAAGAGTTGAAGTTGAAAGTGCGGTCTTATCCACACCATTAACTACGGTCTCGTCAGCGGCAATTGCTCCGTTGAAACGACCGACAGCAGGGTTTACCAGTTTCTGGTACACCTGATAGTCAAGCGAATCAAGTTGGTTGTATGCCAGCGTGTCAGCAATAGCAGGATCAATGTTTGAAAGTGACTCAAGTGCAAGACGCTCTGTGCGCTCGATTGCGTTGCCCCACTCATCAACAGTGATCGACACCTTGTTGGTGTTCTTCATTGCTACAGCATCAACATCTGAAACTTCATTCAGGGTTGAAGTGACACGGTCGATATCGTTGTGCAACTGCACAACAATTGTTCCACCGGGGTTTGTTACATCTGCAGGGCGCTTGTCAGCGAACTTACGGAACATTGGTTCCGAACGCAGGTTGAACTCTACGAGTTTATCGTAGGCGGTTTGAATCAAGTTTGGGACTGTAGCCCGGCTTGACAATGCCATTGTTCTTTACTTCCTTTTGGATAGTTGGGATTAATTAACCCTTGAGCATGGCAAGTAACTCTTCAGGAGACTGTGCTCCTTGAAGACGGTTCTGCAGATCAAGCCCCACTTCGGGATCGAAACTGCCATCCTCTACATCAGCCATCAACTCAGAGGCATACAGCGAATCCATGTCAAGAGGGCTAGCCTCTTCAACAGGTTCATCGCTTTCAATAGATGAGCCAGCAGCAAAAGCGTCACCGTACTCCTCCAGCCATTCAGACAATTCATCTTCAGTCTCAATGTCATCTGGAACAAACGCGGCGATACGTGGATTCAAACCCCACGAACTTAAAGTGTCGGCGATACTTTCTTGGTACGCAGCCTCCGCATATTCAGAGAGGACATCGTCCCTTTCCTTAATCGCCTTACTCATTGCACTGATTTGTTTACGAAGTTTCTTGACAAGATCATTGCCAGAAAGCGAAGACTCATCAACCTCAGCATCAAAGTCATCTTCTTCATAATCGTATTGACTCATTTATTTCTCCCTTTAATTAGAACCCTTCCGGGTCGCACCACCCTCACGCTCAACAAGGGGTGTTGAGTCATGGATGTGGCGACTATCGGACTTCCTACGCTCACTGGGGCCGATCGATCCAGTGAGGGGTTTATGGTTAAACGTCTTGTGCTTTACGCAAAGACGTACGGTCAAGGGCACCTTGACCACCGAACGAGGCACGTTCCTTCGAAGCAAGTTTCCTGCGCTTCTTACCGGAATCAACACCGCCCGTAAGGCTTAACGATTCTTTAACAAGATCTTTGAAATCAAGCGGCTGATCGTAAAGACGACCAAGACGGCGCAGGTCTGTGTCCTGCGCGCCAGCAATCGAGAATGCTTCATCAGCCTGCTTCGCTTTACCCTGATCAACAATCTCTTCAGACATTGACTTACCAACATCAAGACCCTGCCTAGCGGCAGCGCCACCAACCTTGGACGACTCATACATACGCTCAAGATCGGAACGGCTATTCATGCCATAAACATTCGCAGCCTGCTTCGAGATACCTTCAAGAACAGGCATGGCCTTAGTTGGGTCAAGCAGGTAGGCGACAAGATCACCCTGATTCAAGTTGTAATACTTAGTCAGGCTGTCCAAGGTAGCCTTGTCAGCCTTCTGTAAAGCATCCTGAGCCACGTTAACGCGGGACTGCAACTCTGCTGCAGAGATCGAATTAGAAATCAGATTATTGAAATCATCAGGGGCGTCATAGAAACCAGTCGGCATTTGTGCGTCTTGGAAGATAGTCCGGTACGTGTTCTCCAGATCTTTGTTCTCTTTAGGTGAAAGAAGCCTGGCACCGGGACGACCCTGACCGTCCGAACGTCTTTGACGAATCGTCTCGTTAGCAGCCAAACGCTTCTTGTACGGCTCAGAGTGATGATTGGCATTAAT